AAAAAACCTATGGACACCCCAGTAAGAATCTAAAGGCAATAGCTGTCATGTGGAACGCTTATCTCAATGCTAAGAACGATGCTGAAATCAATGCTAAAGACGTAGCGGCTTTGATGATGCTAGTTAAAGTAGCACGCTTTGCTAATGACCCATCTCACCGAGATAACTTGATTGATGTATGTGGCTATGCCGCTTTAGTTGAGCGATGCGATGAAGAAGAAGTTAAAGAAGAACCAGTAGAAATAGAAGAATGAATATATTAACCCTCGACTTTGAAACGTATTATGCACAGGACTTTAGCCTAACAAAGCTGACGACCGAGGAGTATGTACGTGATGATCGCTTTGAAGTTATTGGAGTATCTGTAAAGGAAAATGATAATGAAGCTAAGTGGTTTAGCGGTTCTCACAAAGAGATATTGGATTACTTGTCTAGGTATGACTGGAATAATTCTTTTGCTCTTGCCCATAATGCTATGTTTGACTCTGCCATTCTCACTTGGCGGTTTAATATTAAACCAATGGCTTGGCTTGACACGCTTAGCATGGCACGTTCGACAGATGGTTTGGAAGCTGGCAACTCCCTCGCTAAATTGGCTCAGCGTTATAACCTTGGAAATAAAGGGACAGAAGTTCTCAATGCGCTCGGAAAGCGACGTGCGGATTTTAGCCACGATGATCTGCACAGATATGGTGAGTATTGTAATAATGATGTGGAGTTGACCTACTCCCTTTTTGAAATACTACAATCACGGTTTAGCTTTTCAGAGTTAAAGCTAATTGATTTGACTATCAAGATGTTCTCTGAGCCGACGCTATTTTTAGACACGACCCTACTCGAACAGCACTTGATGCAGGTTAAAGCCCGCAAAGAGAAACTACTTGCTGCTTGCGTAGCAGATAAAGATACCTTGATGTCCAACCCAAAGTTAGCTGAACTACTAATCAGTCTTGGTGTTGAACCTCCGATGAAGATATCGCCGACTACTAATAAGGAAACATATGCCTTTGCAAAGAATGATGAGGGATTTCGGGCTCTCGCAGATCACCCTGATGAACGTGTCCAAGCAATCATTGCAGCTCGCCTTGGAACGAAATCGACTCTCGAAGAAACAAGAACCGAGCGTTTCATTTCAATCTCTAAGCGAGGACGCATGCCTGTGCCTCTTAGATACTACGCAGCCCACACAGGAAGATGGGGCGGAGACGATAAACTTAACCTCCAAAATCTTCCAAGAAAATCCCTCTTAAAAGAAGCTATCATTGCACCCGAAGGATATACTTTAATTGATGCCGACTCCTCTCAAATTGAGGCTCGGATTGTTGGTTGGCTTGCAGGACAAACAGACTTAGTTGGAGCATTTGAAAGACATGAGGACGTATACAAGATTATGGCATCTGCTATCTACCAAAAAGCGGAAGCAGAAATCACGCAAGATGAAAGGTTCGTGGGTAAGACGACAATCCTCGGTGCGGGGTATGGCATGGGTAGTAAGAAGTTTGGGATACAACTCAAAACTTTTGGGGTGGAAATCGATGATGCGGAAGCGCATCGGATTGTGGAGGTCTATCGATCTAGATACCCTAGAATCCCTCAACTTTGGCAAGAAGCTGGTAGTTCCCTTGATGCCCTCAGAGCTAAGCAGGCTTGTGAAGTTGGGACGCAACCGCAAGCTATCTCCATCACGGAGGATGGTTTTTTATTACCTAGTGGCTTATACCTCAACTACCCCGACCTCCAATGCGACTCCGACGGACAATACAGCTATGCTTCTAGACGTGGAAGAATAAAGATTTACGGTGGTAAGGTAGTAGAGAATGTATGCCAAGCCCTAGCACGTTGCGTTATCGGTGAGCAAATGCTAAGAATTAGTAAGAAATATAAAGTGGCTTTGACCGTACATGATGCGGTGATGGCTGTGGTAAAAGAAGAAGAGCATCAAGCTGCGATGTTGTATATTGATGAGTGTATGAAATGGAGACCGAAGTGGGCTAAAGACCTTCCTTTGGCTTGTGAACTTGGGGTAGGTAAATCCTACGGTGATTGTAGTAATAAGAAAGCGATAGAACAATGGCTATGAGAGACAATGGTAAAGGCGATACACCACGCCCATTAGGTGTGCCTATGGAAGTATTTGATAAAAACTTTGAGGCTATCTTTGGTAAGAAGAAAAAGCCCGAAGAACAGAAAGAAGAAAAGAAAGAGAATAAATGAGCATAACTTGGTCATACTCCTCGCTTGGTTTGTTTCAGCAGTGTCCTAGAAAGTATCACCGTTTGCGTGTGGTTAAGGATATTGTTGAACCTGAAGCCGAGCATCTTACGTACGGCAAGCTAGTGCATGAGGCAGCGGAACTACATATCAAAGATGGTACGCCTGTACCTGAAAAGTATTCATTCCTTTCTCCAGTATTGGATGTACTTAAACAGATACCTGGCCAAAAGCATTGTGAATACAAGATGGGGTTGACCGAAGATTTAGAAGCCTGTGGGTTCTTTGATAAGAAGGTTTGGTATAGAGGCATAGCCGACTTGATTATCATTAACGATAACCTAGCCCATGTTATTGACTACAAGACAGGTAAGTCGGCACAGTATGCTGATACTAAGCAGTTAGAATTGATGGCGTTGTGCGTATTCAAGCACTTCCCTATGGTGGAAAGGGTCAAGGCTGGCTTAGCTTTCGTAGTATCTGAGGAGTTTGTACCAGCTAAATATATTAAATATGATGCGCCGCAAAAGTGGGTTACTTGGATACAAGAGATAGATAAACTAGAGGCGGCACATGATAACGACGTTTGGAATCCTAAGCCGAACTTCACATGTAGAAAGCATTGCCCAGTAAAAGATTGTGAACATAATGGAAAAGGACATTACAGATGAATGTAGAACCTATTGGGGCAGACTCACTTGACTATGCCGACCTACTTATCAGAGCACGTAGGAACCTAAAAGAGTTTGAGGACTGTATGAACAAGCGTCACTTTGCAGAGGCACACGAGTATATGATGAATGCCTTTGTAGATGTACGCTTACTAACCCATATCTCAGGAGAGCACTGTGAATGAAAATGATTTAAGGGATTGCTTTGCGATGTTTGCGATGATGGCGGTTGTGCCCTCATTGGGTGGAAGAAGTATTGGCGTAGGTGAGGCAGGAAATAATGAAAGATTTGCCAACATGTGCTATTCCCTAGCTGATGCCATGCTCGAAGCACGTACCCCTAAACAAGAAGTAGGAATCAAAGCAGTTAGAACAAGGAGAAAGAAAGATGATTAAGTGGATTGTTGCTTTTGTTTTTATGGTATTAATACTCGGCTTAGCGCTTGATGTATTTGCTTGCGATGTTAGAACAATTATTATTGATGGAAGGATTATAAATTGCGTAGTATGTCCAACAGTAACAAACTGTTCGTAGAAATACTTGAAGATGTACTCCGCCGACTACCTAAAAAACCGAAATTAGAATCATATGAACTCTGGAACGCAATACCAAATTTTCGACGAAGCAAACGATTTAATGCGTATAGTTTCGAGGAAGGAAGAAGCGCTCGCAGTCGTCGCTCTAAGGAGTGGTTGGACGTACAAAAGAATCGCAGTACAAAAACCAAAGTTTAAATTTGAGGATGCGCCATTTTGAGCACCATAGATCAAACTGAAGAATCACCACGCAATCTGATTAGTCTTAAAGACTATGAAGCAAAGAAGTACCTTTTACAAATCGAACTATTGAAATGGCAAAATCATGTTAAAGAAACTAATACACAACATATCATCATATTTGAAGGGCGTGACGCAGCGGGAAAAGGTGGTGCGATTAAGCGGTTCATGGAGCACCTCAATCCCCGTACTGCTCGTGTTGTCGCACTTAATAAACCAACAGAGCAAGAAAGCAAAGAATGGTATTGGCAAAGATACATTGCCCAATTCCCCCACGCAGGAGAAATCACCTTCTGGGATCGCTCTTGGTACAACCGTGCCGGAGTGGAGAGCGTTCTATCCTTTGCAACCAATGCTCAAGTCAACCAATTCTTTAAAGAAGCCAAAGTCCTTGAGCAAATCTGGACAGAAGCAGGAATCCAAATCATCAAGTTCTGGTACAGCGTCAACAAAAAAGAGCAAGCAAGGCGCTTCAAAGAGCGTGAAACCCACCCACTCAAGCAAGGCAAGCTCAGTGAAATCGACCTCATCAGCCAAGACAAGTGGGACGAGTACACCAAAGCAAAAGACCGAATGTTTAAAGAAACCGAGAACTGGATCCAAGTCAAAAGCAACTGCAAAAGGAGCGCTAGGATAGCTTCTATGCAGTATGTCCTTATAAATAATGACTATTCTGATAAAAACCTAGATAATATAGGGGAAATAAACCCCGACATTTTAAAGGAAATCTAGTATGGCAAACAAGAAATTAAAGGTATTAGTACCTGCGATTAAGGAAAAATCAGGCAAGATTGTAGATGCGCCAAGCAAAGCATGGAGCCATGAGGAGCTAATCGCTAAGGAAGGTAAGAAGGCTAAAGGTTCTAAGCACATGTTTGAGCTATCAGATAAGGAAGTAGTTAACCGCAAGAAGGCGGCAAAGATTGCCGAGAAAGCTGGTCAGGTGCCTAAGTCTGTTGGTAAGAAGCTACATAGCCATGATCTACGTAAAGCCGAGCGTATTAAGAAGATAAAAGA